ATTTTGGAGATATCATCGGCGGTGTAGGTGTTAGCATCGCGGTCGTTGACCCTGATGCGGACGACCAGGCGGTTGTCGGCTTCCTCGTCATAAGTTCTATGGCCCTGCGGCACCAGCCAATCCCCGACCAAGGCGTTGGCAGGCCCGTCTGCTCTCGGCAGCGTCAAATAAAATTCCCGCTGTTTCTTGCCGCCTGCCACAGTCCATTGCGTGAAGAGAGCAGAATTAATCTCAGCCGGCTCCCCCGTCAGTTCGTCTACCCCTGTCGCCGCCTCGACATCAAACTCCTCGCCGAACATCGCATTGTCGCCTACTTCAGCGGCCATCATGTGTTGCTGAGCTTCTGCTAATTCCCGGCTCTCGTACGGGCCGGCGACTACTTCTCCGCCAGCGTCGACAACGTGATAGGCAAGCCGGTCGCCCAGCACCACCTCGTCTAGTCGGATCCCGTTTTGCTCGACGAACGCGGCAACATCGTCACGGTGGATGCTTCCATCTTGCTGGAGAAATTCTTCCAGGCCGACAATCCATTCCATTTCGCGCTCGGCGCCTGCGCCCTGCGCCAGATGCTTGCGCCATTGTGCGCCCGAGCCTTTGTCGTCTTTTCGAGACTGCACATTGCGAGCGACCTGGCTGTAAAAGAGCCCAGACGTTTGGAAATATTCCTTGAAGGGGGCCCCGGCCGGCTGATCAGGCCTGCCTGGCTGGAATAGCTCGTCGTCGTCTACGCGATCTCCTTGACGTGCTTGCTGATCTCTCTCAAGAGCATAGTCTTCCTTTTCGAGGTCAACGCCCCGGCGTACCGCAGATACGAGAAAATCAATGCGTCTAAGGAGAAGGTCGCGTCGTCCCCCAGAGAGTTTTCGGGCTTCTGCCTCGAGCTCTCCAAGTCGCTCGGCGAGTTCGTCGGGCTCATTTCTGATGTCCTTTTCAATTTGCTCAAGCATAGCAGATGTTCCACTGCCGTGGAAGCAGCCGACACCGCCATTCTTGTCGCAGCGGGTGCAATTCCATTTGCCGTCGGCCGTCTTGCCGACCTGCTTCCCGAACCCATCGACCGGGCACAGATGACGCTTCAGTTCCTTCGGTATCGGCGTTATCTCGGACTGATCCATCACCGTTCTGCCGATCTTGATAGGCAGGATAACCTGGACGCGGTCGGCATATTTTACCAGGAAGGGTATGTCTTTGGTGCCGCTATAAACCACGGCCAATGGCAGGTCAGGGTTGTTTTCCGCCATCTCCTTACTGTTCTTGTCGTCGACACTTAGTAGCCGCAGATTGTAGTCTGAGACCTGGCGTAAAAGTTCAGGCCGCTTGGAGAACACCTGCACTCGCACGCCTTGCCGGTTCAGTTCCTCGATATACGCGATCCATTCAGGGCCAAGATCGCCCTTGTCCATCAGGCGCAGCGCTTTTTTCAAGTGGTACTCAGCGGTAGCCTTGTATTGTCGCGCGGTCAGCTTCGCTGCCCTGACCGGATCCGTTTCGATCGCCCAGTTGACCATCTCGGCCTTGAAAACCGTACCGTCATAGCGATAGTTGCCACCGGTAGCGTAACAGAATCCGGCGCAGCCCTTAGACGGCCGGCAGTTGAGAAAAGTTGAATTGACTGAATTTACGGGTTTGGCCGCATCGCCGAGCATCCTGTTCGTAGTCAAATACTCCCAAATGCCTTCGGCTCCTTGTGCGGCGGCCTTCGTCGGCCCCTGATATCTTGGATTTGAAAGCGCAGACTCGTAGTTGACCTCACGGCCGGCGATCAGATCTTCCAGGTGTTGCCTGGTGATCGCACCCCAGACGGCTTGATCATGCCAGCCTGTGCCTTTATGCCGGCGGAATTGTTCGCGGATTTCCTTGGCGTCAGGCCGGCCACGCAGATATCGGTTCAGCGCAGCCTTCTGCTCCTTCGTGAGGTCTTTGACCTTCGGAAGCTGGGAATATTCTTCAACATCGACACGAGCGTCATACGCCTCTGCGATCGCGGCTTTTATCTCTTCGTTGGTCAAATCGGCCACGTCAAGACCGAGCTCTTCCATGATCTCGGAAAGCTGAGACATGGGGCCGAAAAACTCCTCCTCGGCCGCCGCCTCTTCGAGCGATCTGACCGGCTCGCCGCGTTGCTCAGCACCGAGCGCCTCATAAAAGGCCGCCGGCCTGACCAGGCCTCCGCCGGGCTCCCCCTCCGGCACAACACTGTCGTCGATGCCTTCGAACAACGGATGCTCGGAGCCAACGAAATTATCCAGGTCGCCGAGGCCATCAGGCCGCTCGAACGGCTTCGTATTAATGCCAAGATTCTTTAGCTCGCCAGCCAATGTCGAGCCCGGGCGCACCCCGGCATTACGAATAATGTCAAGCGCAGGGGTAGCCGACAGGCCTACGCCTTTCTTGCCTTCTCTGATGCGGTTCAAGATGAGATCGATATTTGATTCTGTGCGCTGGCGGAACTCCTCGGCCGCTGCGCGGCGTTTGATTTCAGGCTGCACAGTCTTGTAAAGATCGAAGGCGCTGACACCGCGGCGTTTGGCGAGGTTTCTAAGCGCCGCTCGCCACATTCCGGCGTACAACGCAGCCTCGCCTGGCGACGTGCCCTGGGCAACGAGTTGCCGATTGATATCGTGGTAGACCTGCCAGGCCGAGGCTTCCTCATCAAAAAACTCGCGATCGTCCTGCTGGCCGGCCTTGAAGGCCTCGAGCGGGTCTACGCTCTCCTCCTCCATCAGCTTAATCTCGCTCTCGGTATGATGATCGCGGGAGAACTTGGTATGCGCGGCCAGGCCCTCGCGGTGCTGCTCCATGCCTTCGTTTAAAACCCAATCGGCCAATGACACCTCGACATAGCCGCCGGTATCTTGGGCATCGTCGAACTGTTCCTCGGTTATCCCCATGAGATCAAAGGCCTCACCGCGATCGAGATTGGCGCTTTGCAAATATTCTTCGATGCCGGCAGGATCGACAAAAACCGTATCAATGCCGGCCTCTTGCTGAATATCTTCGACCAGTCCACGGAGACTTTCCGGCGAGTGCGTCGCCATCTCTGTTTCGCCCGTGGCCACCGCGATGCTCTCGATGACTTCGCGCAATTTGTCTGTACGCTCGCGCTCCTCTCGGAAAATGCGTTTCTTGATGCGCTCCCGGCGCATATTGCCGAGCGCACGCCTGCCGCCGAACGCGGCAACATCGCCTATGGCCATACCGCCGCCAGCTATGGCCTCCAGCATAGCCTCGTTCCAGTCGATCTCGCCCCGCGCCAGCAGTTGGCCAAAAGCCTCGCCGAGGCCTTCGGTAGCGCTCTGGATCAAGGTTTGCGGCAACAGATTGATGCCTTGGCGCGCTGTAGCGCCTAATTCGCGGCCGAACAGAGCTTTGGGCGCAAAGACCTTGCCGGCAGCCAGCATGCCGAAAACATCGATCGCGGCAACGCCAGCGCCTTTTCTTATGCTTTCCGCCCTGACATCGTCCATCAGATCGCGGTCGCTAAAGGCCGCTAAAAGCGCATCTTTGTCTTTGACGTTTATGCCGCGATGTTGCAGCCCCTCGAGCATGGCCATGGTTTGCTCGGTGTACATGCTGGCCATCATACCGCCGGCAGGCCCCGTCGCGAGGCCTGCAACAAGGCCGGGAGCGGAGGTCACCAGGCCCTCAAAAACCAGGCGCCAAAGCCGGCCCGGCTTATCAAGCAGCGCCACCAATGTCTGGCCTGGATCATTCTGCGCCAAGACCTCATCGAACTGGGTATCTTTGGGCATGCTCTCGATCGCATTCTGCGCGGCCAGGTGCTCAGAGATATCTGTCTCCATGCCGGCCAAATTGAATTTGCGCATGCCCTTGCGCGCTTCATCATCTCGCAGATTTGCATATCGCTTCAGGATCGGATCGGCGGCTTGTTTGAAGGCGCCCCACTCGTGGCCTTCCGGCACGCCATAAACAACACGCATTTCCGCGGCACGATCGCCGCCGGCGGCATCGATCTTGTTCATACCATAGGCGCGCGCCGCGGCCAGATCCGCATCATTTAGATTTTGGCCGCTCAGAAGCTGATTAAATTTTGTCCTCGCCGGATTGATCCAATTTCGATCGAGGTACGACAGGCCACGGAACTCCTGTCGGCCGCGAACCCTGGCGACGGAATAAAGCTGCACGACCGTTTTGAATTTGTCTCTGTCGTTTTGGCCCAGCGCAGCGAAATCCTTATTGGCGAAGGCCTTCTTCAGCGCCGGCGAGCCGTTCAAAATATCGTTTGCCTGACGGCGAAGGTCGATGGCCCTGACTGCACGAGGATCGCTCTTGACGATGTCAGCCGGCAGGCCGACCTTTTCCCCCAGCTTGAGTAGCTCGGCCCAGGCGGCTGGCGTTGTGCCGGCCGCAGCCTCAAGATTGCCCACGACAGCCGCGTCGTCGTCATCTTGCTGCCAGACGTTGTCAAAAATATTCGGTTTTTGAGGCTCCTCGATAGACGGGCCGGCCACCTGGCTGCCGGCCTGGGTGGCTGCCGCCGGCGCAGCTAGCGCATCGGCAGGGGCCTCTTCGCCCTCCGGCTCATCCCAAATGCTATCGAAGATGCTCGTCATTTACGCAGCCCGCCATCAAGAGCGATGTGGCCTTTCAGGCCGAGTTGAATGAAAGCGTGTCTGATCTCTACACCGGTCGGCTCCTTTTTGAACCGCCCCTGGTAGTCTTTAACCATCGCAGCCTCGACGTTGATGGGGATATTGCCCGTGGTCAACGTCTGCCACAGCGCAATCATGTCTTCCTCTCTGGCTTCCTGCCACGTCGCATCAGTATCGCGGACGGCGGCGGCTAACTCGGGATAATGCTGAAGCGGTATGCCTTCGATATCTGCTTTGCCGCGCTCGGCAAACCGCCCGACCCGCTCGGAAACCGTTACGCCCCTGCCGAAAAGCCAGGTATGCACTTCGATCGAATGACGATCTAGCATAGCGGCGAGCTCGGCTTGGCTCGGCGCCGCGTTATTATGCTGCGCGCGGTGCTCGGCAACCTCTCTCATCACGCCTTCGATGAGGCGGCCTCTGCGAGCACCTTTCAGTTTCAAGGCAGTGGCTCTCGCGGCGATCGTTTGCCCGATATTCATATCGCCGGCGTATGTCTCCTCCTCCTTTTGGGCCGCCCTGCTGGCGCGGGCTCCCTCTCGGCGGGTCAATTCTTTTATGCGAATCTGGCGCGCTATTTGTTTGTTCCATTCGGTATGGCTCAGGTTCTTCCGATATTTATCGTCCATCAAGTTGACGGCCGAAAAAGTTTCGTTGTCTAATTGGGCAAGAATATTAACGGTGTTCCAGTCGGTCTTGTAATCTTTGCCGTCGCGATAATCGTCGGCCATGCTTCGCAACATGGACAATTTCGTCCCCGGTATGCGTGCGAGTAGTTGCGACGGCAGATCTTCGTACGGCGTTCCACTATTCACCAAATCAATCGCCTTCCTGACATTGTCATCGTCGCTGTTTTTTTCATCGGCGGCTTTATTCCGTTGCCGCCTGGCCATGTGCTCCGCGGCCTTCTTCATCACGTCGTCAGGGAGACCGCTGGCGTAGATCTCTTCTTCCATTTCGACATTTGTTTTCCCGGCAGCGTAGACGCTCATAAACAATTCATAGCCGCGGCTATTTAAGACGGCATCCATAACCTTCACGTTGATGGCGTCGTAACCGCCTGTCTGTAATAGATACTCCTTATGCTCGGCTAGATACGCAGCGGCCTTTGCCGGCTCCTTACGATCGAGAAATTGAAAAACAACGCCCCTGTGCATCTTGGCGACTTCAACATTAACTTCATTTTCGAATTGCTCTGGGCTCCAGCCATCGGCGTACGCGAGCTCCCTGAGATTCCGCCTTATCTTGGCAACCTGCTTGTTGATATGTTTACTGTCTGACGGATTCGTCAATGCGTCTCGCTTGTAGTTTTCGATGCCCTGGCGATATCCGGCTTTCAGAACTATGCGCCCCTGGTCGCCCTCGTGATTTGCCGCCTGCCGAGCGACAATCTCGCGGGCCTTCTGCCAGGCCAGGCGCACAGCCTGCTTGTTGGGCTCCAATGTCGAGCCGAGCTCCTCCTCGTATTTTTCATCGAACTTCTCCAAGGTGGAGGCTGTTATGCCGTCTGCATTGCGGCCGTACCTCGCCAAGGCACCATAGGTCTTCTCACCGGTCGCCAGGCCGCTATCATTCACGACGTCGGTGCCCGGGTCGTGCAGAAGATTCCAGCGCAATTTCGACAAACGGTCTTCGCTCTCGAGCAGCGCGGTTTTGTTTTTGGTATCCAGAATATCTTCCTGGATCAGAGCGAGATTATCCGACGCCGCGGTTAATTGCTTACCAAACGCCACAGTCTGCGCCGCCTGCGCCTTGCCTGCGCCGCCGCCAAACATGCTCGAATCGGTCGAGATGTTCTGCCGGCCAGAAAAGGCCTGTACCTGAACAGGTTCCGGCCTCGAAGATGGGATTACGGCAGCCATTATTCCCACGCCCCCGCTTTGTCGAACTTGTACCACTGCTGGGCCACAGAAGAGCCGCCACTTAGGCCGGCGCCGGCAGCGGCGAACAACGGCGATTCCGCGGCGGCTTCAGATGCAAACGTCGCCGAGGAATAGTCGTAAAGCAGGCCCTGCGCCGAGGCATTCGATGCCGCAACTTTATGCTGGTAAGCCTCGCGCTCGCCTTGTTGCAGCAGCGCCAACTGGTCAACCTTACCAAAATAAGCTGTATCGCCGAGAATATCGATTTCATCATCATCGATGGCAAATCCAGACGCGGCCATGACTGCACGCTGCCGGCCAGCCAAGGCGTCGACCTTGCGCTGGTGATCTGCCGTTTTGCGGGCGGCCCGGGCGCGTGCATCCTCGGCCTGCCATTCGGCCACCGTTGCATTGTTGCGTGCAACCTTGGCCTTGTAGGCGGCCTCACTTGATCTTGCCTGATTTTGCCGCTGCCTGGCTTGCGATGCCTGCGCGGCGCCGACCATCGACATGGCCGTCCCCGCAACCATCATCACCATCATCGCGGTCGGGCTACACATTTTTCATTGCCTCCATTGAAAGTGCCGGAACGGCGCGCGATGCGCGCCGTATTCGATGACGTCGCCCATGTCAAAGCCCATCCATTGCAGCCAGCGCTTGGCCGTGACGTTCTTTTCATAGACAACATTTTGCAAGATGGGGTAGGTCATCTTCATGCGGTTCAGGTAGTACCAGCCGCGTCGCAGAAACGGCACGGTAATCTCCTCCAGGCCGTCGGTCGCAATCAGCCAGGGGATGCCGACGCCTCGGCTGATATCGCCGACCGTCACGCCCCAGATGCAGACCAGATCATCGTCGGCATAGCCGGCCCAGCTTTCGGAGGAACAATCGATCGCGCCGACCAGCACCTGGCCGAGCGGTTTGCCGGTCTGCAACCAGATCTCCTCCTTGTCGATTTCCCGCGCCGTCACGGCGATCTCATCGACATGGTGCTCGCCGAGCTCTGTTATGCTAATTTCCAACGGAAAACTCCGGTATGACGGCCAATATGGTGATCGGCAGCGGATCAGCCTGCTCGATGAAAAGCCTGCCGTTGGTGTTCCATTTGGGCCTGACGGTCATGGCCAGGTCTCCCGTCGTCAAGGTGTTCAGCCCTTGCATCATGGCAATCAATTTATCTGACGATGGGCCGGCGAAAAACGACGCGCTATTCTCGGTTCTGACCGTCAGCGAGGAAACTCGCTTGGTCTTGCCCTGGATGGTGCTCGACGCATCTGTCTCCATATCGAGCGTTTCGATCTGCGCCGTATAGGGCAGGCCGATATGCACTCTCGAGGCAGCGGAGGGCAGCGTCACCGAGCCGCCCGAAACGGTGAGGCCGGTGACAACGCCGCCGTTTGCCAAGCAGGAAACTGCTTCGCCTTCGAGATGATCAAGCCCTGAAATTGCCGTCACTGCGTCGCGAACATAGCCGGTCGCTTCCGCGGTGAAGGTGCCAAATCCGGTGCCATCGACGTCCTCCGCATCGGAGTTCTGCAACTCGAAGGTGTTGGTCGTGACGTTTGCTGCGACCCAGCCGTCGGCGTTGATCTCGGTCATGCCGCTGACGCCGGTGATGTCCAGGATATCGCCATTGACCAGGCCATGCGATGCTGCCGTGACAACAACCGGGTCGGCGCTGGTCGCGCCAGTGATCGCCACGGGATAATTGAGGGAGAGGCCGGCATCGACGAAAAATGCGTCCTCTCGCTGGTCGTAGACCCTGGTATGGAGCCGCTCTACATACCGCTTCGTAACACCACCGACGGTGCGCCTGACGATGAAATAAACCGCGTCGTCATCGCTTTCGGAGATCGAAATAACGGATTCGAAATAGCCGGCAGTATCATGCCTGTGCCAGGCCCAAACCTCGTGATCGCGCATGTAAGTCAGGCCGAGCAAAGCACCGTCTGAGCGCACGGCCCAGACGATACTGTCCGGCGACTGCGCATAACACCAGTCATCGACCGACTTACCAGTGAACAGATGATTTGCTAAGACGGAGAGGTCGGTGCCGGTATAGCCATCGGTCTCGAATTTGTATCCGAGGTCTCGGATGATGGAACCGTGCTCCTGAATATAGAGAATGGTATTGCCGATCACCAGAGGCCGCACGGTATTAGCACCGTGATATTCTTGCGGCTTGACCAGTACGTTGACCGGGGTCAGCACGTCATCGGCGCCGGCAGTGATGCGCCATTCGCCACCAGACGTCATTACGATCAGATCTGCCAGCGGAACAATATGCCTAATCTCATTCACCTGCCGCGCGGCGATCGTCCGCGTGATGGCGTCGTCGTCTTTGCGCGGCGATGAATGTGAGAAGTTATGATAGTTCGCACTTTGCGAAAACCAAAGGGTTTGCGGCTTGTTGGCCGTAGCGCCAAACACCATGCGCTGCTCGTAGTAGGTCACCGTTGCCGGATAATTGCTCGAGCCCGTGAACGGGTCGCGGGCCGCCGGCGGGGAATCCGACAGGTCAGGCGTGATGCCCTTGTCGTCGAAGGTGGTTGTCTCGGTCGAGCCAACGTAGCCATACAGGCCGTTGTCAAGGCGATAGACGTGATAGCGATCGGCAGTCGAGACGGCCGAGAAGGTAACGCGGTTGTAGTTGGTGCTATCGAGCGTCGCGTGCCCGCTCGACGTCGTACCAGACGTCGCCAGGCCTTCTTCGGCTGTCTCATCGTCGAAGGCCGTGATCTTGTAGGTGTAGGCCTCGGAACCTGTCGTGCCCGTTGGCGTCACTGTCACCGCCGCCGTAGCGGCGATCGTCGGCACGAAACTGATCGTGGTTAAGGTCCAGCTTGTGTGCCCCGTTCTGGTCAACTCTCGCGGCGCATGGTCCTTGTGCGTGATCGTCAAGACATCGGCAGACTGCGTGAATTTCAGATCAAACAGATCCGCCTCCAGATATGGCGTCGCGATCTCGTAGACACGATAGGCCGAGCCGCCGGAGGCGTACGCTGTAAAGGCGGAGCCATCGACGTCAGATGACGTCATATCTTGAAGCTCGAAGGTGTTTGTTGTAACGCCGGCGACTTTATAATTTTTGCCGTTGATCTCGGTCATACCGACGACGCCGGTTATGTAGACCTCCTCGCCGTTGGTGTAGCCGTGCGCGCTCGAGGTAACGACAACCGGGTCGGCGCTGGTAGCGGCCGTGATGGATTTGGCGCCCTCGAGGATTTGCCCGGCGTCCATGAAAAACCGTGCGTACTGATCGCCAAGCTCGATCGCATAGGTCTGCGTGGTGGAAAACGAGAAGCCAAGCAGCCTGGTTGCTTTGCTGCTGTCTTTGACCTCGGCGATGAACTGTGTGCCAGGCCGGTTCGAAACACCGCCATGCGGATGAACAAAAGAATTGCGGCAGGTCGCCAGGCCAACGCTGTATTTGCCGAGGTCGACGCGGGCATGCAGCGCCGGCGATATCTCCCCGCCAGAGAACGATGGCTGTATGCGGCGAGCCATCAGTTGGCCTCTCTATCGAAAAGCCCGGCCGGGTAGACCCAGACCGGAGCGCCGCCGCCAAACCAGGCGGCCTCGACGTTCTCCGTGAAATAATTATAGGCCTCGCCGAACTCCATATCAGAATAGGCGACTAGCAGTTGCACGCATTTGTTTGCGTCATAGACGGCCGCCGGCGGTTCGCCGCATCGGTGTCCGATACCGATCATGGCCTCGTCGAAACCGTCGGCCTCGAAGATTTCACCGTCCTTTAGCTTTTTCGATAGCTGTGGAGCGGCGGTCTTTAAATTCTTGCGGCGAGCCACGATGCGTCCTGCTGAGTTTCCGCCACGCTCTCGGCCGCGTCAGCAGCTTTGGCCTTGGCCAGGATGTTGCCATAAATCGTCGCCGCATCATTTCGCTTTGCCGACGAGCCGGTAATGGGCTCGGCCAAATTGAAGGCCAGGTTCCATGATAGCGCTATGCGGAAGCCTGCATCGAAAGCGTTGGGGTCTGTGACCCGGGAGATGTAGCGCAGATCGGCAGCGCTAGTGTCTGTCAGCACGACCTTGCCAGAGGCGCCGTCAGAGGCCACCTCGAAAGGGATGGTCGCATCGGCGTCGGCGGCCTTGATGATCTCGATCGCCGTCAGGCAATCGCTTGGATAGGCATATCTGTAGGCCCAGCTATAAGGCGGCGAGCCGAGATCAGCCAGGGCGTCGACCTTGATGGCAAAGCCCCACTCATGCTCGCGCAATAGTGCATCACGCAAGTCTTCGTAGTAGAGCGTGCAGTAGCGCGCTTCTTCGCTCTCGGTCGGATCAAGCGCCGCAATTTGTGCCTCTGCGCCGATATGCGCCAGAGCGAGATTGCAGATTTGCACATCGCTGGCCATAGGCCGAGCTCCTATTCATGGTCTGGGTCAGGCGGCGCAGCAGGGGGAGCGGATGCTCCCCCTGCCTTACGCTTTTTGGGGTTTGGCGCGATGGGCTTCATCCACTTATCGGAATAGGCGGTTTTGTCGACCTCGAAAACGTCGTCGACGTACCTTTTTTGCCCACCGACAAACCCCAGCTTAGTGGCCTGCACCTTCATTACAGCGCGTCAGCCTTGGCCACCCAGTATTGCGGATCTTGATCAGTCAAGAAAGCAGTGAGGGTCACCGTTGGTGAAGAACCGCCCATGGTGTACTTGGGCGAGAAGAAGCGCTCGGCGGTTGGACCGACCGGGATGATGATCTGATCACCCACGGCCAGGGCCGTCTTCTGAGCTACCGTAGCAACTACAGTTGCAGAAGACATTGCCTCGACGCTATCAGTCTCGAGAGTGATATCTAAGGTCGGCGAAGAACCGCCCATGGCAACATCACACTGGATAATGCACCAGAGTTGGCGGCCGGTGCCGATATCAGCACCAACAGCACTCGAGTCAAGGATGTTGGTTGACCGAGCCGTGGCCGTGATCGCCTGGGCATCGGAGAACTCTAACAATTTATCGACATACATAGGTTTTTTCCTCTCTATGCGTCAGGGTTAGGACACGGTGGCTTCGGTGCCGAGCAGGGCATCGCAGCGCCGAACGGGAATGCCGTCGAACGATACAATGTGCTTGCCGGCGACCTCGTCCATGGTCAGGTTCAGTGCGGCGGCCTTGACTTGCCGGCGCAGGAACGATTTGACGGTGCGCCCGCAATAAAAGACGGGCCGACCGCGGCTCAGACTTGGCACCAACTCGATCGCCTGTGTCATCAGATCAACCAGGTCTGCGCCAGATGCTGCGTCCTTTGTCAACGCCGAATTGTCGACGTTGGCGATACGCACGATGTAGCGCCAATCCCGTACCGTCAGGCCGATATCCCACTTGTAGTGAGTGCGATAGCCTTGGTAGAGACCGCCGGCCGCATCGCTCAGCGTTTCCTCGCCAAGGTCATTGTGCGTGAAGCCTGCCCGTGAGCCTTTGGGAAAGATCCCGTGCACTGTGGTAGGGCCCCAAACTACGAGCCAGACAGAGTGATTGTCTGAACCCGAGCCGCCGCCGGCGATGATGTTGCCACCATTTTCGGCAGAGAGGGAGTTGAATCGCGGCGCCAGGCCCATGAACTCTTCTGGTGCGGTATCGCTATCGCCATAGAATAAGGTCGAGGACATTTCCTGGTTGAAGCTCTCCAGGAACCCGGTGTCTTCGGTCATGCGGAACTGCGCCGTATTGCCGTTGAGATCGGCCAGGGCCTTATCAACCTCGGCATAGCCTTCCAGCATGCCGCAGGCATCGGTGACCTGCACGGTGGTGCTCTTCGACGGCTGTACGCCGTAGTTGAGTTTACGCCAGGTGGTCGATGGCAGGCCGGAGCGGATGGTGGTGCGATGGCCGGTGGGCAGATTGCCCTCCTGGAAGGCCATGTCCTCCAAGATCTCGTTGGTCTCGGCAAGGATCTCAACAATCGAATCGATCTTGCCGTCAGGATCCGTGCGCTTGGCGAAATCGACCAGCGTCGGATTAGTCACAGATAGGGTTGCCATTTATTGGCCTCCTTCAAGTTTTCTGTTGGTTTGGGTAAAGCCGCTCGGCGTGATCAACAGCACGCTGCGAGCCGCTAGTTTGTGCGGTCGGCACCTCCATCGGCGAGGAGGTGGCACGGCCGTAGTGGCGAAAGACAGCCAGCATTGCCGGGTGACGATCGAGCGATGACGTCGCCAGTGTCTTAGACAATGAGCCGTCAGGGTCGACCGACTGCAAACCTGCACGCGCCTCAGACATCGCCTCTTTGGTCAGATGACCGGCGGCCTTTGATCGTGCGGTCCAATCGGATGCGAGCTTTCCCCAATCTGCCTCCGCCACGGCCCGGTCTTCCTGGGCCATGCGGATGTACAGATCGATGGCGCTCTGGGCCTGCCCTTGCGACAGTCCGACATCTCTCGACCAGGCCGAGAAACTTTCGAGCCGTGCATCTTGCAGCACCACGCCATCGGGGAGTGCAAACGCCGAATATTCTTCGGGCGGGACGTCTTGTTCAGACGTAGAATCCGCCGCATCAGCGTCGTCGTCGGGCGTAGCCTCGATATCGGAGAACGCCGCCACGGCTTCGTCTCCTGTCGGCTGCGCCTCGCCCGCTTCCCCTGTATCAGCGGCTTGTTCAGCCGCCTGATCATCAGTTTCGGCAGGCGTCTCGGCGAAGGCCTCCTGGGCCGGCGCCGTAACTTCATTTTCTTGGGTCTCGTTATCCATTCGTTGTGTTTTCCTCAACCATTTGGGCATAGCTTTTCATGCGTCGATGCGTATTGAGTAATCCGAATAGCTTTTTGCCGTAGGCCTGCTGGCCTAAGACGTAAGCTGTTCCAGCGGCTTCGGCCGCAAAGGCATCTCTGAAAATCTGCGCCTCCTCGAGCAATGACCAAACAAATCGCCGACCCGTGGTTGAGCTTATCACAACTTCTAGGTCCGCTGCAAACTGGTCTTCACGTTGTTTTGCTGTCAAGCGACGGCGGCGAACGTCCTTACCGCTAGAGAGATCTTCGGGTTGGCCTTTTGCTGTCACCGACCAATGCCTCCCAAAATGTCAGTCAGCAGGTTCTCTCCGGCGGTGTCTGTGTCTGCCAGGGTCTTGGCGCCGGCCGCGGCGTTGGTCAGCACATTCGCATTCTGTTGCTGCTGCACCATTTGCTGTTTCTGGGCCCGCATCGCCGCGACGTCCTCGTCTGGCCTTATGATGGTGGGCGGCACGCCACGCATTGTTGAGTATTCATCAACAGCCTGGTCAAAATCAAATTTGTCCACGACGTCTGGAGAAATGCTCGCGAGGTTGCCGACGAAGCCGGCGGTTTCCTGAATGCCAAGAATGCCCTGCGACTTCTGCGCCTGCGCCATTACCGACATATATTCCACCTGGAGGGTGGAGCCCTCGAGATCTTTTGGCGGCGGCCCGGCGTTGCTTTCCAAAATGCCGGTTTCGACCATGCGCGTGAAGGTGTTATGGATCAAGGGATCCAGCAGATCGTGATTGATGCGCTCCATGACCGGGCCGAGCACCAACAACTTTTCCTCCCGCCTCTCCGAGATCTCGGTCGCCGTTATCTGCCGGCGGTCGGTCTGCGACAGCATCAGAAACAGATCAGCAAAGAACGCGCGGCGAATGCGCTCCCGGCAATCCTGCATATCGGCCAGGAACTCACCGAGCCTCGGCTGCACCTGGTAGGCAGGAGTGAAGCCGGTCTGGCCTTGTTGAGCATCGACGAAGGTCACATCCCCAGGCAGCGTGCTCATGCGCTGGTTTTTCAGTGAGCTCGGCGCCATCATCGGCGGGTTGACCATCTTCGAGATGGCCTGGCCCTTCTTTTTTTGCTGGTCTTGTAATTGACGAATGTCTCCGAGGCAGTTCATCCCCGGCCCCCGGCCATAGACGTCAGGCATTTGCAAATGCCAGCGCGGCGCATACACCGGGAAATATTCAAAGCCTGTTTGCTCGAGGAACATATCCTCCTCGCAGTTCGCCTCATAAGTGCATGAGTAAAACGGCATATCGACCGCCAGCGGGCTATCGGCGTCGCGATCGAGGTCATGTTGCGGCTCGATAACGTGTATCACGTCGATCCAGTGATCATAGTTGCCGCGCTCGTACATATCTTTGGTGCGCTGGCTGCACTTGTCTTTGCCGTATTTTGTTACGATCTGCTCAACCGTCATCGGTATTTCGCGATAGAGGGTATCGACGCTGTAGGTGTAATCTTGCGAGATCGCATATTCGCCGACAGTGAAGGCCTGGAAGCGGCAGACATTATCGAAGTCCGGCAACTGGATCATGCAGCCAGTACCGTAGGCCGCCATCTCCTCGTAGACGTACGGCAGTACCTGGTAGAGGTTCGACCGATTGAAGATCTCGTACATCAGATCTTCGGCCATTCGATACCAGGCCTTGACCTCGCCATTATCCATAAGCACCGGGTCTGGTGCGCGCAGCCTAAACCACCGCCTGGCCGGCGAGGTCACGCCGGACATCATGCCAGACACCAAGGTATTCAGCGCCTGGCCGCCTTCGCCGTCGATGATCTTCTGATTTCGCTTGTCGCCTTTGTTGACGTCAGACGTCATAAACCGACCTCGACGCGGAAGCAGATATTGGTTGATGTCCTTCCAGTGCGCTACGAAGGTCTCGCGCTCGTTCTTCAGTTGCACTAACCGGCGGTCGTACTTTTCCCGGGTCTTTTCCATGATGTTAAGCTCCTAGCAGCCGTTTCCGAACGATTGATGACGGCGCTCCCAAAATCCCGCGCGGCGATGTTGCGATAGTCGATTGGCTGGTTGTGCTCGCCGCCAGGCCGCGGCGCCGTGCCCGTTTGGCTGCGCTCGCAGCCTTGGTGTCGAAATCATCTTTGACTCCGGCCGCCTCGACGTCGGCTGCCTGCGTTGCCTTATCGCCGGCTATCTTGTCGGCCGCCGCCTTATCGGCAGCAGCTTCGTCAGCCGCGGCCTGCTTTGCTGCCGCTGCCTTTGCCGCCGCCGCGACATCGGCGGTATCGTCTCCGCCAATGGCCCCGGCCTCGCCGCCAGGGTCTGGGTCCGAAGTGCCGTCGCCGGCCAGACTGCCATGCGGCGCATTGGCCAACGCTGCGGCAAAACTCAGGATCCCCATACCGGGCATCACGCTGCTGAGCATCATCATGCCTGGGTTTTTCTTGGTTGCGGCGGCGTAGCCAGCGGCGACGGGGCTTACCCCAGCAGCCGCAGCAGTGGCCTCGTCGACCTCTTCCGGTGTAGCATTTGGATTCGTGTCAGAAACAACATCTACGTCGTCGCCAGGGGCATTGCCGGTGCCGGGGTCATCGACCTCGGGTCCAGTCGTCGTGTCATTGTCCACTGCGTCGATTTCGCCCATGGCGATGCCTTCGTTATCGCTACCGGCGGCGCCGCCGTCTGGTCCGCACATGGGTTATGCCCCCAACAATTTCTTGTAGGTGACGTCTTCAGGCTCCTGAAGCAGGCCTCGAGGCCCGGTCTTGATGGTGCTTTGCTGGCCCTTCATTTTCCGCAACTGCTTCTCACGGTCTTGCTTCGCGGCCTTCGCC